GGAAGAAAAACAAAAACGGATAGACGAGGAGAGTAAAAAACAAAGTGGCAAATCTTTTGGATAGATATAATAAAACTGTTGTTGGCTCTAATGAAAAAGATGCTGACTATCAATCTAAAATTGTAACTTCCGGTGATTTTAAAAGAGTTGAAAACATTGAAGCTATTTTATCTTCATGGAGTAATATTCTTATTACTCCGAAAAGAACTTATCAGTATGATCCGGAATTTGGAAGCGACTTATATAAATTAGTGTTTGAACCTGCTGATGATTCGACAGAAGAAGAAATTAAAGAAGAAGTTATTGAAGCTTTACGAACTTATGATTCTCGCGCAACTATTCAAAATGTCAATGTATCATTTCTTGTGGGTAGAAAAGGTTTTAATATTTCTGTGGAAGTAGACTATGAAGGGGAAGAAACTGAATTGCAGGTAGTTATTGATGAAAGTGTATACTTCAAGTTTTTTGAAGTTCCACAGTTTGGGGCGATAACATGATAGAATATGATAGAGACTTAATAACAGAGCTTGGACGAGAGTTCCTTACCGATTTTATTTTAAAAGAAGAAGACCTTAAAGAACATTTTACATTTCAGGAACACGTCGATATTTATAATAAGATACAGCAATTGGATTATGAAGGAGTTGCAACATTTTTCTCTGAGGATATTACAGCGTTTGAAGGTAAATTTGGAAAGTTTTTGAAGTATGGGTTTGCTGCAATTGCTGGAGCTGCACTGGGATTAAAAGCTAAAGGTTTAAAAGCTGGAGTTTTGGCTGGACCTCCTTTAGGAATGTTTGCTCTTTATGTTTTTAGAAAGTTAAGAGACCCTTGTGAAAGACAATGTTTTAGAAAGTTACCAATGTCCACAAGGAGATCAATCTGTAAAGCTGAATGCCAAGTTGATGCTGCAAGAAAAGTTGTCCAGGATTTGAGATCACAGTTGGCCAAATGAAGACAGTTTCTTAATCCAAAAAAATGTGAAAAGAAATTATTTAAAGAATATGATAAATGGACCAAAAGGATGCAAAAAGCATTAATTAAGTTGAGAGCAATAAGAGCTGGCCAAGTAGAAAAAGTTAGAAAGATACGAGGAAAAGAGTTAGCAAAAAGAGCAAGACAATTATCAGCTGGATTTCAATATGATATTGGTAAAGATCAATTAGTGAAAATCATTTCAGAGAGTGAAGAGTTGCGAGAAAGATTACCATTTGAAAAACATTTAATACTTTATAATGAGGCAATGAAATTATAATGTCGATACAAAAATATACCAGATTATACGACTACGTACATGAGTATCAACACCTCGTGTATGACTTTTATGCCGAGCATATGGTGAGATTTTTAGTAACGTATTATAATATAGAGCCTGACCAAACTGTCTGGGAGGACACAGATGTGTTTGGTGGACCGTATGAATGGACTGGTGATCTATCAGGAATCAAACGAAATAAAATTTTAGTTCTTCCTGTATATTTTATAGAAGAAGTTACAACTGCATTTGATGCTGGAGAAGAAGGATATACTAAGGATAATGAAACAACTTTTGTCTTTCCCAGTACACATGGAATTACTCCATATCCACAAGATATAATAAAATTAGAGCAACATTATTTAAGACCTACTAATGACGTGTATCCAATATTTGTTGTTAAAGGGGTCGAGATTTCAGCGAACACTGATAAAAGATATTGGAAGCTTAAAGTTGAAACCTTCCAAAGTGAAACTCTACAATCAGTTGATGATCAGGTCGTCAATACTTTTGCTTACGTAGAATATGATAAGCAAATTCATACATTAGACGATGCTGAATTTATGGCGAGATTATTGGTTAAAGATCAACATTTAAGACAATGCCTTAATGATGATCTATTTGATACTAGAGCAGGATTTTATTTTATTCCAAGACAACCTGCTGCATGCTAAGGAGATAGAGGATGGCAGAAGACACACTTTCTAGTCAAATATATTTATCTAGAGATTCAACTCGAGTACAAATTAGCAATCGTGCTAAAGTATATTTAGAACTTGAAAATGTAGATCTTACGAAATCATCATTTTTAAGTTTTATGATAGATACTTTATCTACATTGACAAGTAACCTTTTGTTTTATCAACTATCGTCTTATCGAGAATTCTTTTTAGTTAGAGCTCAGCTTCCGGAATCTATCCTAAATTTATCTTCATTCCTTGGTTATGATACAAGAGAAGCTACAGCCGCTGATGTTAATGTTCTTATGACAATTCCATTTGGTTTTGATGATCCAATATCTCAATTTACAATTCCAGAATCTTTTGAATTTAAAGCTGATGGTGAAATCGTATTTAAAACTACTGCTTCATTCTTCATTGAAGTATTAAATAATGCAAACGTGTCTATTATAATGATTGATGATGGTCGTCGTTTTAATCTTCCGGTCTCATTAACAACTGAAGATTTTTCTTTTGTCTTGCCATTGAAACAACTTTCTGAATTAATTCAAGAAACTCAAATTGATTCTGATCTTCAAGAATATCAGTTTTCAACTATTGATGTTCCGATAATTGGTCAGGTTGCTGAAATGGAAGTTACTCTTAGAGATCCAGGAAGTTCAGGATTTACTACATGGACAGAATTTAGCAGTTTATTCTTAATGGATGAAACTGATAAAGGTTATGTTTCAAGAAGGACTGATGTGGGACGTCGAATAAGTTTCGGTAATGGATTAATTGGTGTTCAACCAACTCCAGGATCAACTGTTGTTACAACTACTGCTGTTACACAAGGTTCTGAAGGGAATGTAATTGCTGGTTCGATAAGAACTGGAGATAGAATTTATCTTACAACTTTAGCTGGCGTAACTCAAATTGTTAATTATGAGGTTGTTAATGCTTCACCCGCATTTAATGGAGCTGATGAAGAATCGTTAGAAGAAGTTAGAAGAAATGCAATCGCATCTATTAGATCACTAGAAAGATTGGTTACAGAGCAGGATTATAAAGATATTAATGTTATTGTTCCAGATGCACCAATTGCTCAAAATTCATTACCTGTTTTAAAGAGATCAGATTTACAGGTTAATGAAATAGCATTATTCAGCGGGATTCTGTTTGGTTCTGGTACAGAAGAAGTTGATCAATTGGTTCCAATGAGAAATGCAGTATTTAATTTATCTGGAGGAACAACAACAATACCAAGAGATACAATTATCACAATTGGAGATTATGATTATAGGACTCTTTTTGAAATTATTTTATCTGAGTTAAATTCAATTGGAAATTATGAGTATATTATATATGAAGTAGAATTACTTCCTGCTCTTGAAACTAGTTATCCTATTGATTACGATCTTTATTCTGATCTACTTGAAGTCATTAGAGATGATACAGAAGGAATTTTTAAACTTCATTATAAATCAACTGAAACAGATTCTGAATTGACTTCATGTGATATGGTGATTGCATCCAGTGGTTCTGTTAAACCTATGATTAATGATTCATCTGCTGGATATTATATTTATACATTTGATCCTTATACTGATATTCCACGTGGTGAACAAACATACGAATTTACAATATATGATCCGAGTAATAATCCACTTGCTGTATATTCAAATAAGGTTACCTTTAGAGAAAACTTACGAAACTTCATGAGATCAAATGCTAAGTGGGCCGATAGTACGGCAATAACGGTATACGATGTTCCTGTGATATTAAATTCTTATTATGAGGAGATCGACCAACGTGCATTTGAACTTCAAATAATGCAGACTTTAATTAGTTCATTAGATTTATCTGATGCTAGAATGCTTACAGATTTTACTAATATTAAATTTACAAGTACACATGGCGAACTTCAAAATATGCTTCTTAATGAACCAACGGTATCTCCAGTTGTTGATATCTTATTAACCGAACCTTCGAGTTGTGATGAGGATGATAGATTTATTATTAAGAGTTCAGATCCGGGTGTATGTTTAACTGGAGAAGGAGAACATATAGATAATATTATTAGATGTGTTGATTCTTCTGCTCTTATATTTACATATGAGGAACCCATTGCTGATACGATTGCATATGTTCAGAATTTAGATGCTAAATATATCTTTTCTGAAAGAGGATGGATACCATTACCTATTTATAATATTCCATTAACAATTGAAGTTGAAGTATTTAGAGAACAGACATTTAGTGGGACTCTCACAACATTAATACAAGACGTGCGTGAATCGTTATATGAAAGTTTTAGCGATAGGTTCGGTACAAATGCTGAATTATATCGTTCGGAAATAATTGATGTTGTTCAAGAAGTTGACGGAGTTGACCATTGTCGAGTGAGGCAACCAGAGACAAGTATTTTCTTTAACTTTGAATTAATAGATTTAACAGAAGAACAATTATTAAGATATGGACCAGAGTATATATTCTTTAGAGAAGAAAACATTACAGTTAAGGTGATATAATATGCAAGAACTACTGAGTAAATTAAAGATTGATGAATCAAGGATTAAGAGAATTGTGGTTAATATCGTTTCATCGAATTTAAGTTCATTAGCAATGCCTTGTTTTTATCCTGAACTAAAAAAACATCTTTATGAATTATTAAGAGTATCTGGTTTAACAGAAAAAGATATAAAAGAATTTACAAAGAGAAGATGGAAAGGACGAAAGGAATCTAAATTCAGAGCACAAAGTGATCCACTTGCTAATTACTATGTTTTTCTTATTCAGTATTTTTTAAGGAAACGAGATAAAAATGCATATAAACATTTTATGATTTTTTATTTAATTCGTCATTATGCAAATTTAATGCGTAAATATTTCAAATATTGTAACGATGAAACATTTAAATATGCATTAGAGATTCTAACTCGAACCCACCTTTTTGCCAGAGAAAAAACAATACCAAATGCTTTATTTTATATGTCGGATGAAATGATCCGTAGATATACTAAAGCTCTTCAGAAGAATGATCTTGATGGTATTTCAAAATTTATGCAGGAGAGTAGGAATAGAGTTGAGCAAAGTCTTCGAAGTTTTGCATCTACATATTATAAGACTGCTGAATCAGGAGCAGGTTTAAAAACTGAAGAGATGCCAGAAGATGATGAAGGTGAAAATGCATATACAAGTGTAACCAAAGAAACTGGTACAAGATTGATTGATGATATGGTCAGAAAAATTACGGTTTATAGATATATTGATCATAAAGCATTAGAAGAAGCAAGAAGATTAGCTAAGGTTAATGCATCTTTAGCAACACAAATTGTTGGGAAGTTAAACGATACAAAGTATGTTGATAATTTAAGAATAACTTTAAGATTATTTGTTAAGGATTTGAAGGATTCTAAATCATTATGTGGGAAGGATTACTATCCATTTGTTAGAAAATTAATGTCTGTGAAAAGAACACGCTCACAAATTTACTTCAAACAACAGGTTGGTTTATTGCTAGCGGATGTTTTAAAGAAGATAGGATATAAGCAAAGATATGATAAACTGACTTCTCAAACACAATTCCTAATTAATTTATTTCTCTCCTATTATGTAACCATGATACTTCGAAATTCTGTCTGTTAGCGTCCACGGGCAGTTTCTGGGTCTACTCTTCTAGCATAAGTACCATCTTGAGCTTGGTCTATATTAATTACTTCCAATGCCTTAGTATCTGTAGGAACTCTATCTTGAAGAACTGCTCCTTCCGTTTCAAGTTGTGGTAATCTAGTTCCTACCGCTCGATTATTTTCAAGTCTCTTTTTTTCTGCATCTGACGGTGGGTCTACTTTTTGTTGTTGTTGATCAGGAAGACCAACACGAGTAGCATTATCATTATTCATTTGTGCTCTAGTAATGGTTCCTCTATCTGAAGTTAATTCTTGAATATAACTTCGAACTGTCGGTCTTTCTCTAGTTGTTACTTTGTCTTCTTCAAGCAACATTGATTTATGTAAAGAGACGAAATCTAGTCGGACGTCAACTATAGACATAGCTTGATTAAAAGCTATTTGTTGTTGATCACCACCTTTAACAACAGTTACGTTTGTTATGACTGCTGGGTTTAATTCATATAGTCCTCTAACTCTCATTTTGTGATAATATGGCCATCTATATGATGCTCCATTATCTGTTCTAGGAACTGCTAAACACAATATAGCACATAGTGGACCTGCAATATATTTTAATGTTGAGTTTCGATTTCCTGGGTTTGGATTATATAATCTTACTGTTATAGAATAAGATGGAGAATATCCACTGTTTGACCAAATTTGTGGAAAGTCAATTCTATGACCAGCTAACATTTTATCAATTAAACCAACACCTCCGCCTATAACTCTTTTGAATCCACTGGAATCTGTTTCCATGGCCTTTTGGAAAGATCTCAATCCGGCTTTTGCTTTATTCATATACTCTGCGCCTTTAGTAACAACCCCTCCTACTGTTGATCCTTCACCAAATGCCGCACCCATGCTTGAAAGTGCATCCGCATAATTTCCTACCGCTCCAGTCATAGTTTTTGCTCCAGACATTTGAATCATTTGACTTAATCCACCTGACGCAACATCGGTGAATTTTTGTAAAAAAGTTTCTGTATATTCATTAGTAAATGTATCAGTTGGAAAGTTATCTGCTATAAAAGCTAATTTTAGAGGTTTACCGGAAGTCGTTGCTCCTGTTCCTGCTCCCAATGTGAAACCATGATTTGCTAGAATACGTGTATAGTTTTTCCACCCTATTGAAGTGTTTATATGAAAGAGTGATAAACCGCTGCTAAAGTTTGGTTCACCTGGTGTGATTTCTAATACAGGCATTGAGTTTCTTATCATATCATCACTTATACTTGAAGTCGGAGGGGGAAGACCAAAGACTCCTTGATACGGAACTAAGTTAAGTGCCATTAG